ATTGTTAGTACACATGGAAGTACACCTGTGAGCGTGATTGATGCAGTAGACACTAGCGTGTTAAGTACTGCATCAAGAAATTTAAAGTTAACGTTAGGGTTTAAAAAACAGGATAGTGCACTAATCAAGAAACTGGTTTCTGTGGGTGATTATGTGTTATATGTAGACCCTCAAAACAATTATATTTGGCAAACTATTATGTCAGTAGAACACAATCCTCTAATGAACACACGCACTATTGAATGTGAAAGTGCATCTATTGATTTAATAAATGAAACGGTTAGTGCGTACAAAGCCACCCAACCATATACAATACAAGCATATATTGAACGATTTGTGTATGATAGCGGTTGGGTAATTGGTATCAATGAAATACCAAATTTAACCCGCACATTAGAGTGGGAAGGAGAAGCTACGTGCTTAGAGCGTATATTATCAGTAGCAACGCAGTTTGACAATGCTGAGTTAGAGTTTTCGTTTGAATTTAACGGTAATAATTTAATACAACGTAAAATAAACATTTTAAAAAAACGAGGGCGTGATAATAATATTAAATTATACGTTAATAAGGATATAAACTCAATCATAACTAAAGAAAATATTTATGATTTACACAACGCATTGATTATAAAAGGTGGTACTCCAGAAGGTAGTGACAAGCAAGTAGATTTAAAAGGGTATAAATGGACTGATCCAGATGGAAGGTTTATACTCCGCCAGAATGACGGTATGTTGATTGATTTAGAAAACGCTCATCACTGGTCAAGAACAAATACACAAGCTAATTTTATAGTTAGATACAAAACCTATACCTCAACGGATAAACAAAGTTTATTAAATGATGGTATTTCAGAATTAAAAAAATATAGTAGTCCTATTACAGAGTATGAAGTTGATATTGCAAATATTGATGTACCTATTAATCTAGGTGATACGCTAAACATTGTTGATGAATACGAAGAATTGTTTTTATCTAGTAGGTGTCAAAAAATAGAATATCATTATACAACAAACACTCTTAATGTTGAACTGTCTGATTTCAAAATTATTGATTCAGGATTATCAAAAGAATTACTGGATTTGGCAAATTCATTTAAAGATGAGATTAATAAAAACAAGGTATACAGTGTGGAAATTACACCATCACAACCATTCTTTGTTAACGGAGAAGGTACTATTAGTTTAAGTGCTACAGTTAAAGAAAATGGTTATGATGTTACTAATTCCTTTACAGAATTTACATGGAGTAGATACAAACTGGATGGCACATTAGATGACTGGGCAAAGACAGGGCAGACAATCAATATAACAGCAGATACAGAACTACGCTACACATACAATTGTGTAGCTTCAAATTAAGGAGGGTTAACATGGAAGTAAGTGGTCAAATAGTAATCAACAACATGTCAATAAAAACAAGTCAAGGTACAGTATCATGGCAAGAGGAAGAGCCAAGCAACCCGGTAAATGGTGACACGTGGTTTAAAGTAGTTAATGGGGCAGCGGTAAATGCTTATATTCGTGAAAATGATGGTTGGGTTGAGGTTGCATTTTCAAGTCAAATTATCGCAGAAGAATTGATAGGTAAGATAATAACAGGTGCTGAGATCAATGGTAGTGTTATTAACGGTGGTGAATTCAATAACTCCTTTACAGAAAGAGTTGGCGCTGACGCAACTTTAGCAGGTAATACTACTATTCAACGTGGAATCATTGAAACACAGTACACTATCAATAATACTGAAACAGGTGCATTCTTATCTAGCGGTCGTCAAACATGGAACGGTGTGAATATTGAGTCAGTACAAAATGGCGCGGATGGTTTAGCAGCTGCAAGTTCCACATTTGGAGCAACAGGAATAGATATATATAATAAAGAACACCATAGTCAATTTGGAATGGTTCATCTAGGATACCAAGACCTGATGACCTTACAAAAAAAAGAGATTATTGAATATAGTCCAGACTTTGAAGCATATGCAGTAGGTCAAGAACCGTCAGCGGAACGCTATATGAGAACAGTACAATTATATGGAGCGTTTACAAACAAGAAAAAAATACCAGCTAATGTTGGTCACGAACCACTTTATATGGGAACATTACCTGTTGGATATAGACCTTCTGGGACAGTACGTTTTGTAGTGCCTGGTAGTGGTGTCACTAGATATGTATTACAAATAAATGCTAATGGTAGAATGTATATGTATAACACGAGTGGTTGGAGCGGTTCTTCATATACCATAGTTGATGTTAACCCTGGATCGTGGTTAAATGTGCAATGTAATTTTATTGCTGGAAATGTTTAGGAGGTTTAAAATGGATATTAGAGACGTATTTAAACAGGAGTATATTAAGAGATGTTTAGAAAATAATGAGCCACTGACTGGGTATATCAAAGAATTATTCAACCAGTGTCTTGTAGAAGTGTATCATAACTCACCACCTGAAATGGATCAATTTTTACAATCTATCGTGAGTGACTGGCAGGAAGTTCAGGATACAACTAACGATGGTGACCTGAAACAACAAGTAGAAGACTTAACTAAACGTGTTGAAGAGCTTACTAATATTATAAATAAATAGCCCTCAATTGAGGGCTATTTATTTGCTTTTAAACGCATAATCACCCACCTAACAAAATTTAAACGCCTTAGAATGCTCGTGAGAGACACACTATTTCGCTTATATAGATGGTATAATGATTACAGACCTAGGAAACGAGGTGATAAATGAATAGGAGTGTTTGCTATGAACTTAAATGATAAGGAGTTTGTTTCATTAAAAGAACAGTTAGCAAGAATTGAGGTAAAGTTGGATGATATACCTGAGATTAAAGCTGACTTGAAAGAGTATGGTAGTCGCTTAGAACGTCAATCTGAAAAAGCAGATAAGGCGTACAGCATGTCCATGCAGAATAGAGAGGCATTAGCTGACCTCAAAAACAGCTATACATGGCTAACACGCACAACTGTTGGCGCAGTTATTGGAGCATTAGTTAGTATTGGTTTATCCTTATTTATGAAATAGGAGTGATGTAGAATGAAAAAAATAAACTGGAAAGTTCGTTTTAGCAAAGACAACCTAACATTTATCTTGCGTTTTATTGGCGCATTAGCGGTACCTATCCTAGCGTACTTTGGTTTGAAGTTTGAGGATATTACATCCTTTGATACATTATTGGATGTATTAGTTAGAGCAGTAAGCAATCCTTATGTTTTAGGCTTAACTGTAATTAATGCATTAAACATGATTCCAGACCCAACAACTAAAGGTATTACAGATAGTGAAAAAGCATTAAATTATACAGAACCAAAGAAATAAGAAAGAGAGTGATAATATGGCTTATAAAGTAGAAAGACGAATCAGACCAGGGTTGCCTCAAGTTGGATATGCTCCATATGGTCAAGTACACGCACACAGTACAGGTAACCCACGTAGTACAGCACAAAATGAGGCAGATTATTTTCAGACTAAAGACATTACCACTGGTTTTTACACTCATCTTGTAGGCAATGGACGAGTGATTCAACTAGCTGAAGTTAATCGTGGCGCATGGGATGTGGGTGGAGGTTGGAATCAATGGGGATATGCCTCAGTTGAATTAATTGAATCCCACTCTAACAAAGATGAGTTCATGCGTGATTATAAAATTTATTGTGAGTTACTACATGACTTAGCAAAACAAGCTGGATTACCTACCACTGTTGACCAAGGTAACACTGGTATCATCACGCATAACTATGCAACACACAATCAACCAAACAACGGTTCTGACCATGTGGACCCTATTCCATATCTTGCTAAATGGGGTATCAGTCTAGCTCAGTTTAGAAGTGATGTTGCTAACGCTAAAAGTAACAACAAACCTTCTCCAGCGCCAGCGCCAACACCATCTCCAGCCAAGCCTTCAACACCTAGTCAACATGATAAAGCAGTAGCTGCAAGTCCAGCAAAGCATCAAGGCAATGCTTGGGGTAAGCTTGATTACTTCAATGGTCATGGTAAAGACCAAATTCGTGTGGCTGGTTGGTTAGTTCCTGATAAACCACAAGGCCCAATTGGAAAATATGCGTATGTCATCTTCATGCAACATGGCACTGGTAAAGAGTTGACACGTGTTCAGTCTGCTGGAATCAAGCGTCCAGATGTGAAGAAAGCATATGGTTATCAAGGTGGACAAGAGCTTGGTTTTGATGTAACAGTCAATAAGAACCAGTTCAAAGGTAAAAAAGTAGACGTGATTTTGCGTAGAGCAAATAAATCTAATGGTGAAGGTGCAGTAAACGATGTACGAATTGACTCAATCTATTTGAGTCTATAATAAAAAACCACTGGGTTAACCAGTGGTTTTCTTTTGTTTTAAATGGGTAAGTACATTGTTTGATTAATTTAAAGTGCTTAGAATGCTCGTGAGAACACTATTTTTTATCGTGAGTAAACCAATTTGATACAGTGAAAGCAATAATATTATTAGCTAGGTATAACGTATATGTGAAGAACAATACCCAAACCGCATGACCATCAATAGCTGTTACTAACCATAATACAATGCTCATAATACCTTGTGTTAACCAGAAATAATACTGCGCTGAAAACTGGCGGACACATAGGAAAGCACCAGTGAAGCCAATTGTGGCACTTAATGCGTCAATAAATGGACGTGGTGAACTTAAAACAATTGTATCAAGCCCATACAATAAAGCAAATGTTACAATGACAAACAATAGTGTTTGAAGTTTATGTTTTGTTTTTAGTTTACGTGGTTTAAATACTTTCCATTTACCTAAGATAATTGGAATATCCAACAACAAAATATAAGCTAGTTGCATTAAGAT